TTGAAATGTTAATACCGGCGATGATCTCTTCCTGATCACAATGGTATTCTTCAAAGTTATCAGCCGAAAGATACATGTCGATGAGAGATGTCCTCGCACTATCCAGTGTGACCACATACATTCCATCCGGCCTGAAATAGATATTCACATCATTTAGAATATCTTTGAGAACCTCGAATGTCGACTTAAAAGCGGAAGCTTGTATAGTCACAAGTTTCATATCTCCTTGATATGTGCGTTACATCTTTAAATCTGTATACGCGACACCTTTCGATACCTCGCGGCTAATCTTCTCCTCGAGCTCTTTGGTCATCGCGGGTTGAAGGGATTGCCCATAATCATCAAGGCGGAACATATCCGAATTGTTATCACCACCATCGATGCTCGACATTGACCCACCAAACGCACCGATCGATCCGTGCTCAACCTCTTTCTTGGGGAGAAGTGAGTCGAGCCAGTTCTTGATTTCATTCCCCACTAAGATCTTACCATTCTTCGTGAGCATCGTGGGAACACGGTTAATCTTGGTCCTGTAGTTCGGGGGCACACCCTGCGTATTGATGTTATGATATTGTACGAGCTGCTTCAGCTGGGGAACTTTATTAATATACTCGACGATATCCATCGAATGTTTACACCTCGGGCTGTAGATCAGGAGCGACATCTAGTATCTATAGGGTATTTTGTAAAAAAAAATTAACGCATTATAGTAAAGATGAATTACCTTATTGTGATCATTCTTCTTGCTTTGGTGATTTATCTGACAACTACCCGTGAACCTTTCACCGAGGTGTTTGGTCTCTCAGGACACACAAAACCTCATGGATCGGTGAAACTTGATGACCCCAGACCAGATCTTTCCAAATATGAAGAGGTTGAAGTCAGTGTGGATAATGATGCTATCGAAGATTTCGTACTTCAAGCTAATAAGGAGATCTCTAAGCGTACTGGTCTCTGTACGTATATCATCGAAACGACGAGCGTACGTCAGTTCAGAGGGGAAGAAAAGGACATCTTTGAGTGTATGTTCATGACAATAAAGAAAGATGGATTCTCGTTCGGTTTCTCCGTCGTCGCGGCGTACGAACTCGCGAAGAGTGGTAAGATCACACTCATCTCCCTTCGCACACAACCAAGCGGTGTGAATACCTCGAGTGGTATTACGGCATTCGCCGATGGTGCTCCCGGTAAGGAATTTCTGGAATATTCACTCGTCAAGGAGGCAGTTACCCCAACTAAAGCTGAGTTGGATTCTGTAAAAAATAAGTTCCAGTAATTGTAATGATCAGCATCGATGATGTTACTAAGATTGATGACAAGAGAAGACAACTTCGTAAGGAAATTTACAAAAAGATTTACGAACAATTTTCTACTAAAATCAGACAATTAGTAGAACTCGGTCACAAACAGATATTTCTGACAGTACCGGCATTTCTCATCGGGTACCCTGTATTCGATAGAGGTATGGCTGCGAGGTACATCGCGAGACAATTCGTGTTAGGTGGTTTTACAGTTCAATTAATGAGCGATCATGATATTTACGTGTCATGGATCGTTCCCAAAAAGAAGAAACACAAAGTTGAAAAAGAAGAGGAGGAGACAGATTTTCCAAATCTTATGAACCTCAAGAAGATTGCGAACAAGTACAGGAGAAGTGCGTAGTAAAATCTCAATTTAAAAACCACTTTAATCATAAATGGATAACCTCAATATTCTCGTAGAGGCGAAGAAAGAGTATTTGGGGCAGATGTGTCTCCTCATGTGCCCACCTATGATTGAAGTGTTCCAGGAAATGTATAACGAATCCGTAAACCTCTCAAAAGGTCGCAAGGTACTCATCATGTTCCAGAAACTTCTCAAAGAGGTTCCCAATTGGTCCAATGCGATGTCAAAGAATCATTCCGATAACATCACAAATAGATGTGCCTGGTTCGGGGACCTTCTCGCGGCGGTATTTGTCGCGTGTACGAAGATTCTCTCTGCGGTTCGCCTCAAGGCGGACAATAAGAAGATTTCTCTGAAACTTCCCACAGAAGAAGTTTTTATTCAGACGTGTTACAATAATATCGCCAAGGAACTCTACAAAGATCCTTATATCTTCAGTGAGGAACAGAGTGAATACGCGAGAGATGAGAAATTAATACTTCGATTCACACTCTGTATCGAGAATACCGTCAAGGAACTCATTCCTGTCCAACAAATTCTTCAAACTTACATGAGTCAGGATTCTAGGGATATCTCCCTCGATGGCGAAATTCAGGATAGTATGGACCCCGATGTATTCGATGAACCCGAACCCGAACCTGAACCCGAACCTGAACCCGAACCTGAACCTGAACCCGAGCCAATGATGGAAACTGATCCCGAACCTACCGGTCTAGAGAATGAATTCAAAACCGTTCCAGGTGTTCATGCCCCCCAACCAGAAGAAATGGAGCCAGCGCCTCAACCTCAGGCCCAGCCACAGGATGATGATGTATTCTTCGGTGACGCACCAGAGCAGCGCACAAAAAATCCCCGTTATAATTAAATGGAACTCTCTGACTATCTTCGCGACCCTGTGAGTGCTGCTCTCATCGCGGGTTGTATCACTGCGGGGTACATTCACCTGAAAGCACACCTCAACAATGAAGGTAAATTAGAACTCAATAAATATACCAAACCAGCCGCACTGAATGCGATTCTCGTATTCTTTATCATTGCTGGTGGCATAGGACAGAAGGAGACCATTTCTAATGAACCTTTCTAACTTAAAGATTATACCAGTAGATTAAGAAAATGGCATCCGTTACTGCGTTTAACGATATGATGGGTCAATTTCTTGTGGAATTGCACAAGACTTTTCCAGAGGAAAAAGGCACTAAGAAGATGATGACGTCGTTCGATTTATTGAAGTCGAGTAACCCGCGACTCGTTGTGGATGCGTTCATGCAGGGTGTGAGTCCGTACGCAGATAAGATTTCTGCTAAGGATGAATCGTTTCTTCTCAAGGAGATTGATACGATTGACTTTCTCAAGGATCTCAACATCAAGTCCTACTGGGATCGAATGACCGCGAACACGCGAGCTGCGACTTGGCAGTACCTCCAGACGCTCTATATGCTCGGTACGACGATCACCTCGATCCCCGATGATACACTCAAGATGATCGAAGGTATCGCCAAGGAGTGTGCTGATAAGATGCAAAATGGTGACGGAGAACTTAACCAGGAGGCGTTGATGAAGATGATGGGAAGTATGCTTGGCGGTCTCCCTAAAAAATAAACCTCAACCTATATTAAATGAAAGTCTGGTTTGACGATCCTCAGCAACTCGTTCGTACTGATAAGATTTCACAATTCTGGCCGACGAGTGAGCAAACCCCAGAAGATCGTATCAATGCCGCTTCTCGGTTTGTCATTTATGCGAGTTGTCTCATTTATATCATTCGTCGCGATCCCAGGATTTTCATTCTGAGCGCGACAGTATTATCCGTTATATTTGTTCTTTATCGGTCAAAAATGGTCACCGAAACACATGGAAGTACAGTTGAAGGTGCGTTATGCCAAATGCCCACCGAAAACAATCCCATGGGTAATGTACTCATGACTGATTACACGGATGCTCCCAATAGGTTGGAGTCGTGTTATTATCCCACTGTGAAGCCTTTCGTGAATAGCTACACGAGTGACCAAATTCCAATGGATGGCGGGCGTTCCCGATCCCCCCTCCCCAAGTATATGCGAAATGCTGTGGATCGCCAATTCGTCACCGCACCCGTATCTAAAATCCCAGGGGATCAGACTGCATTTGCCGAATGGTTATATGGAGCTAAGAACGGTCCAATGTGTAAAACGGATTCCAAGTATTGTAATCCCAACGCGCGAGGTGTCCAACTCGAAGCCTTTTCGGGTCTTGGTTCCAATGGGGATAAGCGGTCGGGAATGTTTGGGGGTAGCGTATAGTTAGATAAATATTCTTATGTAATAATAAATGGCGTACCAGCTTCAACCCGGCCTTTCGAGAGTTCAAAACAAGGGAGCTATCCCCCCAGTGAAGGCCACCGACGAAATTTTTGTGTATCCTCAGCCCAGTACTCTGAACTGTGGTGGGTGCAGACCCAACACCATGTTATACGGGACCGCCCCATACATGGCAGGTAAAGGTTCTCCAGCCCAATACATAGACACGAGTGACCAACTTCGCCCCCAATCCACGTCCCGTTTCAACAAGCACATCGTCCAAACCTATGAACGTAATCTCTTCCCCCTGTCCAACATGGAATGTAAAGTTCCTCTGCGTACCATGCGATATGAACCTGCGAGCACCCGTGCGGAAGTTCAAAATGGTCTCTTTCAGCAAAGATACGCTAATAAAAATGTCGGTAAGAAGTAATAATGGCTGATCCCATTTCACTCATGGCTGTTGCCGGTTTAGTATATGTTGGTCGAACTTTGAGTACTAAGTCTGTTCCACTTCCTGCGAATGAAAGAGAAGTTTCAAAACCAGTAGTCAAAGCTCCCGTACAAATAGAAAATACCAACTTTGAGCCCACTGTTCGCGTACCCCAGAAGAAAGAGATGGAGAGTTTTGGTGATATTTCCATGCAGCAACGAAGTGGTGGTCAGGAAATCCTGAACATGCGTAACCGTATGTACGATCAGGGTCGCATGAACAACTTATCCCCCATCGAGAAACAACTCGTCGGTCCGGGTCTTGGTGTCAGCGCTGACACCCCCGCCGTCGGTGGGTATCAACAGATGTTTAGGGTGAATCCGGTCAATGTCGGTGCGTATAAACTCACCACACTTCCGGGTCGAACTGGACCAGCGGTTGATATCACCGGTGGTCGTTCAGCTGTTGTCGGTGAGCTCACCCATAACAAACCCGAAACGACCGCGTTCCTTCCATCTCGACGACCTACCATGGCCGGTCGCGCACAGGGTATGTCCGGCGTCGTTCCCCGTAACGAACACGAGAAAACCAAGCGCACGACTAATCGATCGGAAACTGGTCTTCGTACCGACGGTCTCGGTTTCAACGGTGCCAAACGTTTCATCTCGGCGCAGACAGTATCCCAAGACCCTACTCGTTTCAAGAGTGATCGCAACGATGAACAGTACAACTACCAGAACCAAGCGCAGCCAGGTATCACCAATTTCCGCAGTGCGCACACGAACAGTGCGGCTGCTAAGGTGGTTTCGAAAACAAACGAAGAACTCGTGAAGTATGGTTTCCGCCCCGAAGATCGTCGCGGTAAGCCTAACCGTATGGGTAACGCTGGTCGTATGAATGTTCGTGAGAGTGCGCTCAAGCAAGGTGGCGCCTTAACCACTGTTCGATCGGATACGACCCGGATTGATGGTCGCGTGAATGCTGCCAACGGTGGTTGGACCCAGCAGTACCAACAAAAGTCATTCCATCAGTTCAACGCCAACAAGGGTAACGCGAATCCTAACACACGGGATCTCGGTATTGCGCAGCGCCAGCTCCAGAACAACCCTCTCGCGCATAGTCTCTATCAGTAAGATTTCGGAGTGGTAGATAAAAACAGTCATTAAAATAGTATACCTCTATTTTAATGAAGGTTCATAACCTTAGCATAGATAGTAGTCAGCGTGGAATCAGTGTGATCGCATCAAATACGTATTACGATCAGAATGGTACATACATCATAGATCACTATTCAAATACATATTCCAATCCTAATGACTATGTGATCACTTTGGAAAACCCAATATATGACGTCTCAGAAATCAAACTCGTATCGGCTCGAATTCCCACTCCCCAATTGACTGTGTGCTCGACGAACAATACATTCAGTGTGGATGGTCAGACTATTTCACTCGAAAACGCAGACTATCCTACAGGGGATGATCTCGCCACACACTTACAGAACGAACTCGCACCACCAGTTTCTAACGTGAACGATGTTTCATTTGACGTAGACACGAAACGATTTACATTCTCGAATACTACACCTGGAGAGCACAATTTTACTTTTGAATTTAATACGGGTGTGAATGGATATGTACATAATTCCTCTATAGTTACGACACCACATCAGATTCTGGGGTTTGGGTCAAATGAGTATTCGTCTACGAGTAATGTATTGACATCAGGTGCGATAAATCTCGTCGGTCCCAATTCATTACTTCTTCGATTGAGTTCGGGTTCGGATGAATTCACTCAGGGTGTATACACTTCGACGCCGTTCTATACTGGACATATACTTCTAGATGGTTCAGACTTTATCAATTTCAATGGTGTGGATGATCATTTGATTCATCATTTCCATTCCGGTCCCCAAAAAATGATAAAGGATATTCGCGTTGAATTCTTTTACATGAGTCATGGTCGCTTGATTCCATATGATTTCATGGAACAAGAGCACATTCTAAAAATTGAAATGAAGGGATCTATGGATAAACTCGAAAACTTACCAAAGGTACCCGTCGATGTGGTGGAAGAAAAACCTGTACACATTCCCGAAAAGGTGCGGGAGAATGTGTATAGATGGAAGAAGGAATACATCTACATAGCATTAATTGTCATAGTTGGAGTACTCTTATTGTTGTTTATGAATAAGAAACCCCGAAGAATTAGCGGCTCACCGCAAACACCGGCTGGGCAGGCTTCTTAATGGAACCGTTGATACGGGAGATGATCATGAAGATAATCACGGAAAGAAGGGAGGTGAGAAGCGCGGTGAGCGCGTACTGGAAACCGCCGTTCTTGGGTACCTTGATAATCTGGGTGATGGCCCATCGGATGAAGTCCATCCACGACATGGCAGCCGCGAAGGAGAACCCGCCAACGATGGAGTTGAGGGTCTGGGTCTGGAGTTCCTGGGTGACGAGATCGACAGTAGCGAGGGCAGTGGTAACGGCGGACATTTTATATATTACACTGGGAAAATTATTCCGGTAAGAGATCCTCCTTCTCTACAATTTTCTTAAATTTTTTCTTTTTTATCGATTTAGTTTTTGAAAAGAGATCTTCATCGTCCGATGAATCATCACTAGAGCTCGTACCAGAATCATATACTTTAAACTTAGTATTGGAGAAGGACCAACCCTCTGGCTCAGAGGTGCTCATTACTATTAACAGCATTTTTTAACAGGTGTTCTGTCGGATTTTGGGGCACCCAATTGTCCCACCTGTCATATGCCTCATTCACCCAGATGAAAACTGGGTCAGTACCTGAGTACCTCTCAAACGGTGGGCAGTCTTCAGGTGCTACTTCCTCTTCCTCTTCCTCGTCACTTTCCTCTTCATCGTATATTTCTGGCATGATAGAACCAATTGTCTGACCAACTGTGTTCATCGCACAATACTTCATCGCATATTCCATGTCTTCTGAAAGAATTATATCTCTTCCACAAGCTTTACAATATTCAGCTGCCAGTAAGGTACTCTTCTCTATGACGGGTTGAACGATATTGATCATATCGGAAATGTACCGCTCCATCATTCCGTCGCCGCCATCACCGAATCCGGTCTGCATGTTCATCTTTAGTGTTTGGTATCAAAAAGAGTTTGACCAGTTCCCTCACGGACACGAAGAATATTGTAACTCTTGGCGTAGATACGAATTTGTCTGCTAAAATCGGGACATGAAGTGAGACTTAGGTATATATTTTGATCTTTTACGAGACTGAAATTGATTTGTCCCGTAGGATACCATTCTTCCGGTTGAAGGGCAAAACTATAGGAATAGAATCGCCTGATGAGTTGCGTCTTCGAGTGATGAATTGCTCCCTGTATAGCTTTCAGGAATATGACATTCCCTATATCCTTGGTGACAATATCCTGGTCGTCGAGTTTGAGTGTGAGATAGTCTAAGTTTTCATAGAGAATATACTTTCCGTCCTGAATATTTGAAGTGTTATCGTAATCGAAGACGGTGACAAAGTTCCCCTGAGAGACCCCATCACCCGTGGTTCCCTGTCTCTGAATCACAACGTATAGTTCCTTCACTGGATTTGAAAAATCTAATTTAAACTTTCCTTCATTGATACCAGCGCCAACATCAAATATATCTTCCTGGATCTGTGTGATCAAATAGTCCGTAGGTGTGTTCCTGAGTCTTATGCGTTCGGTAGAATCCAAAAAGACAACTTCGGCACATAGTTCAAATTTTTTCAACTTGAGTGTTTCCTCTAACGTAACATACGTACCGTCACCTTTAATCACCAATTGTTGTGCGTCTCTCAATTTGAACTCAACTTCCACCTCTTGTAGATCGATGGCACATAGGGGTACTGAAAGTTCTGGGTGTGTATGAAAATAAAAGGGAAGATCGACAAAGAAACTTTCATCTGAATTGATACCAAGTGTATTATGAATGATAATACCCGAGTTACCGCCGATACTTTCGGTCACTTCACCAACCTTCCTGTCAGATGTCCGAAGTGGATACTTTCCTATGAGTTGTTCGAGAGCCTTTTGTTTCGTTTGCGTGACGTTATGTTCAGAGTAAATTTGAAGGTAATCACTGGTGAGTCGTTGAATTACTTTACCACCGATGATGAGATCTACATGTTCGATGAGTGCGTGTGCGACTGATTCTATATACATCGTACCACTCGTTTCAACAATCTCTGGAAGGGTCATCTTCACACTGAGTGTCTTGATGAGGTCACCTTGATTCTGTGGAATTCTAAATCGAACCGTCTTTCCAAAATCACCTTCATTGTTATCTGGTTCTATATCCACAAATTCTGTGGAAAAGTTTGAATGTTTTTTGAAACTTTCCACAAAATAACTGTAGTCTGGATCTACCGTAAAGAATCTCTCTTGAGGCCCGGAGGCTAAGAGTTGGACTTGTCCAGCCATTACTACTATATCCATCTAAAATTTTAATCCAGCTAAACCACTTTCAATACGCAATATGTTATAATTGACTGCGTATACCCGTGTATCGTTTTCAAATACAGCATTCGTGGGAGTTATTTCAATGGTAAATAACTTATGAGAGATACGACTCATATTCACCTGACCGGTTGGGTATGGCATCTCTGGTTGTAAAGAGAACGAGTACATACCAAACTTCGAGGGTCCCAATGGACGTTTCGCACCGTTGAAATCTTCGGGTGTAAAGTCGAGTGCCGACGGAGAATTTACGTGATATTTGAATGCTTGTTCGTACGATAGGAAAAGACCGTCACGACTAAAAACGACTTCATTATTGAAACGAAGTTCGGCATTGACGATAGTGTTGTAATAGTGTGGAATATTTCCATTTGCTATATTTTGGGACACGAAGAACAATTCTTTCACTGGGTGTTGAAAGTTGAGCATCACAGACTTTTTGTTTTCACCTGGTTTCATTTTGAATTTTGCCATTTGTACTTGTGTGATGACATAGTCCAGTGGTCTGGATATCAGGTAGTCCCTCTCTTCGGGAGTAACATATACAAACTCTGTGTCGAGTGACATCTTAGTGATCGAAGCGGTCACGTCTGAAATACCTCCCGCATCAACCGCGCCTATGTTCCTGACAAGTTTGTTGAGAGGTTTCGTCTTGATTCGCACTTCGACGACCTGTTTCGTCAAGGCACACGTTGGTATCGCGAGGGATGAGTTCCGGTAGAAATAGAATGGAAGATCTAAAAAGTATGTATATTCACCAGCATAACTCAAATAGTTTCCATGACCAGACAGAAAGTACAACGTCTGTTCTATGTCATCGTTCGTGTTGTGAAGTTGTTGATGCATGTAAATATATTCACCTGTGATCCTCTCAATCGGTTGTCCACCGATAACCAGTTCGGCGTACTCTATGAGATTTGTCATCACTGATGGGGCCCACACCATATCGTTCTCGCCACCATCATCTGGTTGTGGATCGGTTAGTGTCACTTTGAGGGTCATGTTTCGGACAAGATCCCCTTTATCACCGGGTATTCTACATTCTAATAACTGATCAAAATCGACGTTCCCATCGAATTGACTTTCCACGTAATCAAACGAAAACTTTGTATGTTTCTTAAAATTCATCAGGAAATACGAAAACTGTGGTTCACCTGTGAGCCATTCATCTTGGACTCCAGTGGCAGCGAGCCTCAATCGGCCAGCCATTCCTACTCTATATGAGTAAAATTATGCTAAATAAAACGATACGATACATTAGAATGAACCTTCAGCTGAGGAAATTCAAACCTGAATCAATTGCGGATGATAAGGTAATTGTATTTATTGGTAAGCGTAATACGGGTAAATCAACACTCGTGAAGGATATAATGTATCATAAGAAACATCTTCCGGCAGGAATCGTTCTTTCAGGGACTGAAGAGGGTAACCATTTCTATTCCGAGTTCATTCCAGATCTGTTCATTTATGGTGACTACGATCGAGATGCTATAGAACGAGTGATGGCGAGACAGCGGAAGTTGGTGGGGAACGGAAAGACAAATTGTGGGGCGTTCATGCTTCTGGATGATTGTATGTACGATTCAAAGTTTCTAAAAGATACATGTATTCGCCAGTGTTTCATGAATGGTCGTCACTGGAAAATCTTTTTCATGCTCACGATGCAATACGTGATGGACCTTCCACCAGCACTTCGAGCGAATGTTGATTATGTCTTCATCCTCAGGGAAAACATTATTCAGAACAGGGAAAAATTGTACAAGTCTTTTTTTGGTATCTTCCCATCCTTTGATATGTTTTGTAAGGTTATGGATGCGTGTACAGAAAACTATGAGTGTCTCGTGTTAGATAATACGGTGAAATCTAACAAGATACAAGATTGTGTGTTTTGGTACAAGGCGACTGTGCGAAAGAACTTCAGGGTCGGTGGACCGGACCTCTGGAAACTTCACAAGAAGATGTACAATCCTAAACATTCTCAGCAGAAAGAAGAGGATGCCAAAACGGCGACGAAAAAGACCAATCTCAAAATCACAAAGACGCGTTGAGTATTGAATTCAAAAACATGTGACTATACCAAATGGCATCTGATCAAGTACATACCATGAACCTGTCCGATGATGGGGAAGGAATGGTTCCTCTCGGTGATAACCCTTCTACGTCTTTTACACTTGAAAAAAATATGAGTCAAAGTAAAGAGACGATGGATTCTACTCCCATTAACGATATCATGATGGACCCCCCCATGATGGCCGAAGAGCCCAGGATGCAGGGTATGATGCCCCAAATGACCGCCCCCAACCCCCAGGGAGCGTACCCCACCACCCAGCAGGCTCCCCAGCCCGAGAAGAAAAACCCTCTCAATCTCACCGATGAACAGCTCACTGCTCTTTTCGTCGCGGCTTGTACTGCCGCTGCCATCAGTAAGCCCGTACAGGACCGCCTCGCGACCTCTATCCCCAAGTTCCTTAACGAACAAGGGGGTAGAAGTGTAGTGGGTCTCGCGACGACTGGTGTCGTGGCGGCCGTTTTGTTCTACATCGCGAAGGATTATGTCGTCAAGCCTTGATTGGCTGGCGTCTCCCAACCCATGTTGCTGTAGATTGATGTATCGATTCCCATAAAATAGGTTATGAGGGCACCCGCTGTGAAGGTCCCCATTAGCAAGACACTCAATTTAAGTTTCTTGCTACTGGCTACAGTGGAATCCTCTACTGCCTCTTTTGTGTCACCGAAAACCCGGTTCAGTATGTATGTGAGCACGAATGCGAATACCGTGGATGCCAGGAAAAACACGCGATCCACAGCGAGTCGTGGAATGTTACTCACCATGAGACGAAGCATATTGGGTATGACTATGGTCATCCATGTGATGTTTAAGAGGTAATTGTTCGACATATTTGGAACGATCGACATTCCATATATCACCACCCAGTACGCAATGGCTGTAAGTAGAACACCTATGGGCGTCTTCATTTGATAGATACGTAGATTATTTATCCTGGACATGCTCACCACAGAATTCAGTCCTGACTGGAATTTTATCATATATTCCAAGATCTACACACATGTCCCTGAGTTCTATGTAATTGTTCCAAAATGTATCCGAGTGTTCATATTCACTCACCGTACAATGTGCTAATTCGTGAATCAAAACGTGAAAAATCTCATTAATTTCACCATCGAGGCACACAGCAATCTCACCCCCTTTGTTCGTATTGTACCCGACGGCACCCTTCATGTGCATGATCCCGGTGATAGGAATACACCGTTTCAGCATGTGATACTTTTCGTTGTTCGTTTCGGATAAATGTTCCCTGAGGATACGATACTTCTCCCTGACTTCCACCAACCTTTGTGGTTCTCGGGTGCTATAAAGTAGAAAGATGTTAATGAGTAGCAAGAGTAATATCATCTATTATATACAAATATAAATTTACTATAGAGTTCCGAAATCGCATTTCCCCGGAGACTCTCCCATGTGTATAAACTAAATCCACGTTCTTCTAAATGTGTCACGAGTTGATCTTTATACGCAATTGGTTCAGGCTTTGGTCCATCCGCGTAATAGGGTGTTTCCGCTAAATGTACCCATAATTTCTCACCAAAGTCTCCATTTCCATGCTCTTTCATTTTAAAGAAATTCCCCATGGCATCGACTAAAGGTGTCTTGAATATAATCTTTTCAGAGTCTGGGATGATACCGATAAGGTGGCCACCAGGTTTCATACGTTTTTTTATTTCTCGAATTGAACTGAAAAATAATTCTTTAGACGCAAAAATATAATGAAGTGAAAAGTTGAAACAGAGTATATCAAACTTTCTATTTGGACAATTATGTATGTCACCATCATAAAAATTAACGCGCATGTGCATCTTCTTCGCACGAGAACGCGCTTCCTCGAGGGCGGATGGTTCGGGGTCGCACATGTTTATATTAACGTCACACTTGTTCCATTTTTGAAGATCTCCACCGAACCCACACCCCACATCGAGGATATGGTGTCCTTCTCGAGCCACGGACTGAATGAGTACCCGCTTCGCCTCGTTGTGATTCTTACGAATCTCTTCCATATTCCTTAGACTATTCACTTTTTTAACTCACTTAGGATCGCATTTGACAATTGTCTTTGACCAATTTTAAATCGACCGGCGTAAATATAGTTTTTTCTAAATGTATAGCTATTGAGAAATCCCACAACCTTATCTATATCAACCTCTACTCGCGGGATAAGACACAACAGTTTGCCACCAAAATAAGAGACGGTACCCTTGAATGCGACCGTTGCACTTCTAGTGAGATTCTTGACATATATACACGGTCGAGTTACATTCTGTTCAATCGTCTTAATATTTCGTGGGGCACCCCATTCAAACCAATTTGTATCGTTAAAATTTCGAATCT